CCATCGCGGGCTCGGTTACCGCCGCCAGCCCCGCTCCAGTCATGCCCTTGGACCATAGCGTCACCAGCCCGCCGCCGCGGCGAATGAGGCGCAGCGCACCCAACTGCGTCGAATAGCGGTGGCCGATATGATCCATCGGGTCAGGATGGCCCTGCGACACCACCCACCGAGCAACCCAGCGGCAGCAGTCCTGCGCCTGCCAGTCCCAGACGGGGCGCGGTGCCTTCAGATACTCGCCCAGCGTCACCTCGGACCGAACCTGCGACTTGTGCCCGTCGTGATGCCCGCCACGTGGTCGAAGATGCGGTCGGTTGGCGAACGGCGGCGCTGGTCTTGATCGGTGAAGTAGGCGAGCGGCGATCTGGAGCGGTTGGTGTCTTCCGTGCCAATTGACAGAGTGAGCTTGCGCGACCGAGCGCCGCCCTCTTCGTCCTGGCTTTCAACCGTCAGCTTGTCGGCGCGGAACACAGCTTCATATTCGACGCCGATGAGCTGCCAAGCGTCATCGAAATCGAACCGGACGAAATGCACCTTTGCGCCACGAACGCTCGCCGCTTCGTCCAACGCTAGCCGGATCGCTTCCGCACTCACCCCGGAAATCTGCGCTTCAAGCCGCTCTGCACTGCCGTTGATGAGCTGTTGAAAGTCGGGCGCGTTCAGCAGCGCGCCCGCCCCCATATACGTCGCAGGCTGGGCTTCCACGATGTCGGCGGGAATCGAGAGATCGCCCACGCCGCTCCACAGGCGCGCAGGTGGCACGGTATCGATGCGCAGGCCGAAACTCTCGTTCACTGCGGCTGCCTCATGTCCTCGACGAACCGGACAGCCACGGACTGAAAACGCCCCATGTTGATGGCATTCGATGGCACGCCGGACAGCCGCATCCGGCAGCGCGGATCGTCGAAGTCGACCGAAGTCCCGGCCTGTGCCGACTCGCGAAGGGGCGGCCTGATCTGAACCATGTCGCCGTCGATGCCGATCACCCGATATGCCCGTTCGCCCCAGCTCGGGTGAACGATGGTGAACATTTCGCCGCCGATCAGTGGGCGCTCCGCAACAATGGTGAGGCGGATCGCTGTTGCGCGCATGGCGGCGTCGGCAACCAAGGATGCCTGCGCACCCGACGATCGGTACAGGGTGTCATCGCTGAAAGGCGTCCCGTCGCTATGAGGCACACGTGCCATCTCCCCGCCGGGTTGATGCAGCCGATCGCAGAAATGCACCACGACCGGCACGGCGCCGCCGTCCATGGCGTCGAGGATCGCGCGCGCGGCCAGCGTGTCCCGGCGCTCCCACGTTTCGCCGTTCGAAAACTCCGCCGTGATGAAGCCGCCACCGTCAGTGCGGATTACGTCCTCGAAGCCCGACAGCGACGTGCCGCCCGAGGTGGTCAGCCCCTCGCGGCGTACATCCTGATCTTCAAAGTCGAACTGGCATGGATGGAAGTGGATCACGTCAGCCCTCCAGCTGGTTGTACTTCGCCAGCGTGCCGGGCGCGCTGCGCTGGCTCGCGACGAAAGCCGCGCCCCCTGCCCGCGTGCCCTCCGTGCGCGCGGTCTGCTGGACGTAGCTGAGCAGCTCGGGGGTGGTGATCCCGTAGCGTGCATCGAGGTTGAAGGACTGGTTCACGATCGTCGTGCCGCCCGCCGGCCGCGCCGCGCTCATTTGCCCCAACGGAATGACCGTGCCCCCGCCGACCGGACGGAAGCCTTCGACGCGTCCCGGAGATGCCGCCTCGTTGACACGGACGAGTTGGCCGGGAGCGACGTAGCCGCCGGATGCACGGCCACCAAGCGAGCTGGCGAACGACGCGAGCAAGCCGCCAACGCTCCCACTGGTGGAGCCGTCTGCCTTGCCGAACAGCCCGTCCGCCAGCGGGCCGATAAAACGGCGCTGGATACCGATACGGATGAGTTCGCCGACAATCTGCCCGAACGCACCCTTGAGCCCAAGTGCGGCAGTGGTAGCGTTCGTCAGCTCGTCAGTCACGGCCTCGAGCGTGTCGATCTTGATGCCGTTGATGCTGTTCTGGATCTCGTCCGCGCCGCTCAGGCTGCGACGATACTGCTCGAATCGCCCACGGTTCCGCTGTCCGATTGCGGTCTCTTCGTTCCGCTGCAAGCCGGGAAGTGCATCAATCTGTCGGGTGATGTCGCCAACGGCATTCGTGTCGCCCTTCGTCGCCGCAGCAGCACGCAGCGCCGTCAGCGCGATCCTGCGCTGCTCGTACTTGAGCCGCACGAGGTCCAAGTCGATGCGACGCTGCTCGTCACGGCTTTCCGCGATTGATCGATCCGACTCCAGTTGATCACTCTGAAGGTCGAGCATTAGGCTATCGTGCGACGCGGCCTGCTGAATGGCGCGCATGTCTTCATCAATCGCGATGTTGCGCAGCCGCAGCAGTCGCACCTCTTCGTTCTTTTCGTTGAGCGCCGCCGCCTCCGGACCGCTATATTTGCGCGCCGATAGATCCGCGGCGATGTTGTCCTGCCGGTCGCGAAACTGCCGCTCGACCGCCTCACGATCAAACCGCGCGATATCCTCGGCCGTGATCGCGCGCTCACGTTGCGCTGCAATGATCTGGCCGTTCAGCTGCTCAAGCTCGTTGTTGAATGCCTCGTTGTTCCGCACCTCGCGGATGCGCTGCACTTCGGCGCGGCGCGCCAGCGTCTCGGCGGATGGGCCCTTGGGGCCCTTGCGGTTGCTGGCACGGATCGCTTCTTGGTCTGCGTCCAGCGTGCGGTTCGCACCCGCGGCGCCTTGGATATAAGCTTGGTTGGCACGTTCTAATGCTTGCGCGCGACGTGGATCACCAACAGGAAAGCGCCGAGCCTCCGCGCTCGCCTTTCGGTAGGCCGTGGCGAGCCCATCTACCGCTGTTGTGTGGCGGGACGCAGCCGCCGCGCTGCGGTCGCTCGCCGCCGCGGCTGAAAGGTTTAGCAGCGGAATGCGCGCCTCGACCACGGCGCTTTCGCTGTCGGCAAGTGCCTTGTTGGCGACGGTCACTCGCTTCCGGGCATCAATCAACTGCCGCGAATAGCCAGCTGCCGCGCCAAGCGCCGCGGTGCGCTCTTCAGGCGTCAGCAGCGAGCTCGGATTGAGCGCCCGATTCCGCTGCGATTCGACATTGCCTTGAGCAATAGCCGCCTTGCTGGCCTCGGCGCGCAAATTCTGGAGGTTCTGCTGTCGCAGTGCCACCGCAGCAGCCAATGCCGATTGCGCGACCTGAATTTGCGAACGGTTTTGCTCTTGTAGCCGCTTATTCAATTCCGCGCTGGCTTGCGCCGAACCGAACAGGCTGCGCTCGAAAATAGCTTGGGCCTGCGCGGTCAGCTGCGCCTTGACCGCGTTGTCTTGCAGCTTGGCGGTCAGGCTCTCGATCGTGTCGCCGCCCTTCAGCGCCTTTTCTGCTAGCACCGCGATTGCGGACCCCGCCGCCAGCAGTGCCGCGCCCCACGGCCCCGCGAAGAACGCTGCAACGGTTGCCGCCTTGCCGCCAGTATCAGCGAGCGCATCGGCCACCTGCGGCGCCTGCTGGGCGAGGATGAGGAATGGCGACTGCCCGCCCGCCAGCTGCGTGCCGATGTCGGCAATCTGTCGCCCAAGGTTGCGCTGCGCGTTCGCCATCGCGCCCGACGACCGAACAATCTGCACCTCGGCGCGGGAGGCTGCCTGCTCAATCCTCGACATGGCGGTGGTCGTCGCGCCCGCCGCGCCGTTGATGTTTGCCGCGTAGCCATCGGTCTTGGCGATCAGCTCGACAACGACGCTTTCAGCAGTGACCGCCACCACGAGCCTCCATCAGCCGGCCCAGACGCTCGCCATCAGCGGGCGGGCGATCAGTGCTGTTGATCCTGTTCCAGTGCCAAAGCCGGGCCTGGTATTCCCACCACGTCAGCTGTCGCCAATCGGCTCCAAAGACGGCGCAGTTCGCGATTGCTTCGTCGAAGTTGAGCGGCGCTTCCGGGTCGCCGGCTTTTTCGCCGGCTCGTCTTTTCCCGGCGGGGTGTACCCCTCGATTCGCGCCGTCAAGATGGCCGCGGCCGTCGACCAGACTTCACGCAGCGGAGCGGAGTAGCAATAGCGCTCGACGAGTCGCTTTGCGGTCAGGGCGGTCACCTCGACCTCCTTGCCCTCGACCATGCCGCGACCGCCGCCGATCAGGCCAAGGCGGATCGTTTCGATGAGGTCTTCGGCGTAGCACTCGCCCTCATGGGGCAGTCCGACCACCGTCTCGTCGATCAGGTAACGGCCACGCAGGACACGCCCATAGATCGCGAAAACTCCCGCGCCGCGCTTCTCCTGAAGCTCGGCCAATTGCGGCAGCTTCAGGTCGAAGAGGTACTCGCCGTCCGCAAATTCGAGGTCGAGCGCAGTGGTGGGTGTCACGGCGTAACCGTCGCCGCCGTCCACGTCAGATCGCCTTCGCCCGCGATCGTCACCTCGGAGCCGCTGTCACCCGAACGCTGAAGGTTCAGGTTCTTGGCGGTCATGACGCCGGTGCCCGTAAATGTGCCCAGCAGCTTGCCTTCGTCGGTGCCGTCATACTGGATCGCGTCGATCTCGTAGTCGCGGCGCAGGCCCAGCATGCCCTTCAGCGCGGTCAGCTGGTCGGCGTTCGACACGCCCGAGCCGGTGATGTCCCACTGTAGGCCGGTGACGCGGATCGAGCGCGTGGGGATCTTGCCGGGCTTGTCGCACTCGGTGCGGAAGCGGTCGGACGTGTTCGCCGTCTCGTTGACGGTGACGTTCTCGATCCCGCACAGAATGACGCGCTCGCCGCCTTCCGCCGGCACCGCGTAGATGATCGCTGCATCGATTTCAGTGGGGTACGACATGGAGGCCTCCGGAGTTTGCCGAAGGCTAGGGTCAGGTGCGGGGGCTCGTTACCGCCGTCAGGGGGCCACGCCGTTGCGCCGCCGTAGCTCGTGGTTGAGGCAGGCGCTCTCAGCCGCGGCATGGGCGAGCCGATAGCCGTCCTCATTCTTCTCGCTGAGGTAGGCGGCCGCCACCTTCCGCTTTGCCTCACACGTCGCAGCCCTGTCGCCGGTGCGCTCGACGATCTCGGCTTCGCGCTCGGCGGCCGCGGATTGCTTTTCGCAGCTGCCAAGGGCCGCCGGCAGCAGCAGCGCCAGGAGGCTAGCTTTGTTCAACGCTCTGCCCTTTCGCCTTCCGCTCAATCATCGCTGTGCGTTTGCGGATCTGGTCACGCTCGAACTGCGCGCGGAACTCGGAAGCCGGGTCCACCTCCGGCGCCTCATCGGTGCCAAGCAACGCCAACCGGAGCCCGTGCGCCGTTTGCTCCATCGCCTCCTTGGCCTCAGGGTCGCTTTCCCAAGACGCGCGGCGATCGTACTCGTCGGCCAGCTTCCGCACGTCGCCATCGTCGAGCAAGCCCGCCCGTAACAACAGGATCAGCGTGGCCTGCGCCATTCCCTCAGCATACGAATAAGGCACGTCCATGCCGCTGGCATAGCTCAACTGGTGATCGCGCGGCACCTGAAATTCGCGACGTGGTGGAAGGCATCGGCTTCCCCGCCGTCGATCAGCAGCTGCGATCCGGTGAACAGGATCGAGAGATAGCCGCCGGGCGGGAGCGCGGGTCGCTTGCCGTCGAGCGCCTTCACCACCGCGGCGCCGATGCGCGCGGCATAGTCTTCGGCCGTCTCGACGATCGCGCTGGTCGGCTCGGTCGCGATCTGCCGGCGCGCCTTGGCGAAGCTGTGCAGCGCGACCGTCACCTCGGTGCCATTCACGCACGCGGCCCGGATCGGAAGTCCGGTGGGCGAGCCGTAGATGATGAAGGGCCATGCCGGCGCAGGGATTGGCGATGCTTGTGGGTAGATGCGTTCGGCAGGCACTAGCGCGGCCAGCGCGGCATTTCCTTTCGCGACCGTCAGAATGGCGCGCCGGGCGGCGAGAAGATCATCCATCAGCGGACCGTGCCCCCGTTGGCGATGTAGGCAACAGCGCGGCGCACGAGGTCTGTCGCCTCCTTGCGCGTAGTCGCAGCCGCCGGGCGCATATAGGGGCGCTCAGCCATCTTGCTCGTGCCGAACTCCAGCGCAGCGGCATAGGGCGCATTGCTGCTCACATGGACCGTATCGGGGCTCACCTGAACCGTCTCGATGTTGCGAGCGAGAACGCCGGTGTCGTTGTTCGGCGGCTGACCGGGCGCGGAGGGCACGTGGCCCTTACCAGACACAGCACCCTCGGTGATCGAGCGCCCCGCATAGGCCTCGAGTTGCTGGCCAGCCGCAAATAGCGCGCGGCCGACTGCGGCACGGGCCTCGGGGCCGCCCAATCGCTTCAATCGCGCCGCATGCGCCTTACCGCCGGTGATTTTGGGCATCACCCCGCCCTCCCGCGGCACAACCAGTGCGTTCCCATGCTGTCCTTCGACACCGACTGCACCGACCACAGCCCTGCGTTCGGCCCTGCGGTGACGTTCAGCGCCGCATCGGTGTCCAGCTCACCCTCCAGCGTTGCGCACAGCACGAGCAGCGCCACATCCTTGTCTCGATAGCCCGCCTCCGCGCGCATGCTTTCGGTGACCTGATCGACCTGGCACTGACACGGCAGGCTAATCGGATTGCCCGGGCTGACGATCGACCCGCCGCTGTCGAGCACAGGCATGCCAGGCCACTCCGCGAAGCTGTCGAAGTACGGTCCCAGCCCCGCGCGCGAGAAGCCGATCGCGATCCCGGCGAGGGCGTCTGCGATGCTCACCAGCAGCCCAGCGGCTCGACGAACCCGACCAGACGCGGACCGCCAACGTGCCGCCGCTGGATCTTCGCGAACTCTTGGCCGTACCATGTCGCGCTGTAGCCCCCGGCGACAGAGCGGTTCGCCGCCGCATCGCTGACCGCCACGTCCATCGACGCCGAGCGGAACCGTGTGACGCCCGCCGGGATCTGTGCGCTGGCGTCTTTCGCGATACCGGGCACGTCCGCCAGCACCATGTTGTGCGCAGCAAGCAGCATCTGCCCGCGCGTCGCTTCATCGCCAAACGATGTGACGTAAGGCAGCGCGTCATCAAGGAATGCCTGGACGGTTGTGTCCGACACCGCAGCGAACGCCGCATAGCGCAGACGAAACGCCGCCAACAGTCCCGTGGGCTGCGGAACGGGAGGCGTCGATCTGTCAGTCAACAGCCCGGTGGCAAGAAGCACGGAAAGCATCGCCTTCCCCTATCGCAATCGGCGGCAAGCGCCGATCATACAAAAGCCACCAGCGTTGCGGTTGTGCCGGTTGCCATGACACGGCGCGCGCGGACGTAGATCATCTCGCCGGCCGTGACGGTCCCGTAATCGACCGTGCTGCCGCTTGCGCCCCTCAGCGCCAACGTGCCTGCCGTCTTCGCGCGCAGCCCCTTGGGGATCGTCGGCAGATCGGTGGTATCGCTCGGCACGACGGTGAACACATCGTCTGCGGGTGCAACGCTTTGAAGTGCGCCAGTCACGGCAGCATTGGTCGCGAGGTCAGTGCCCGTTGCGGGAACAACCGAGAGGCTTCCCGACTGCGCCTTCGGGCCGGTAGAGACCGGGAGCTTGCCGGATAGGGCAGCAAGTGTGGCCTCGGTCCCGAGCGCCCCCAGCAGCGCCTCAAGGCCGTCCAGGTACGGCGCGAGAGCATCGACCGATGCCTTGACTGCCGCCACGCCCGTTGCGGTTGCGGCATCGCTCGGCAGTGCGGTTGTGAGTTCGCCGCCAAGTGCATCAGCGACCGCCTTCAGCCGCCCAAGCAGGGTGTTCGCCGCGGGCGTGCTGGATACCAGCCCCATCGCATCCGCGCCCGCTGTGTCGTTCAGCAGGTTGAAGCTGAGAAGCCGATCGCCGACCAGCAGTCCGACTACCGTCCCATCAGCAAGAGGCGTGGT